TACTCCTTTAAACTTACTCTCAATACCAGTCCAGACACTCCCTAAATTTGTAGAGCTATTATACTGCTCTAGTATATCACTTATATTAATAATCCCTCTATCTGTAGCATTAGCAGAAAATTTAAAAAGCCCAATATAAGTAAGACTAGAGCCTCCATAAACTTGTACTAAGTATTTAAACTTATATTTACTAGAATGTACACTGTCGTACAATGTATAAATCCAATCCGTACCAGATGGCATAGCGGTAAAAGCAGGTTGCTGAGTTATTGTATAAGCCATAATTATTTATTTTGTGTATTCATTACCTAATATATTTTTTAACATCTTAGCGCTATCAGTACCATACGCTTTTATTATTTCTGGAGCTAATCTCTTTCTATGCATTTTAAAGGCATCTCTAAAAAAGTAAGTAGGTTTAATACCATAAGTCTTTATACTCATAGCTATACCAAATGCTGCAGAGTTTATATTAGCCTTAGTTTTACTCTTAAATCTACCAGTTTTACTATCTCTTAATTTAATAGGTTTATCCTTAATCCATTTAGCTATAGCACTACTAGGAGGCATCTTACCAGGTAGCCTACCCTCCTCAACAAAAGGAAAATAATCTACTGCACTAAAATCCATCTCTAACGCTCCAGATGGATATACTTTTACATTAAAGCTAAGGCTATCAGATAGAGTACTTTTTTTAGTATTTATCTTACGCCTCTTTAAATAAAATCTAGCTCTATGTATAACATTAGCACCAAACTTTTTAAAAGCTATCTCAGTATTTTTAAAATCACTCATTAAAATCTAATCCTTTATTACTATCATTCTTGTTATATGCAGTTTGCTATGCACTTTTATTTTTACTACCTCTACATCTTACTCATTACTAACTACTTATCCTACCTATTAGGTATGCACTTTACTGTGCAGTTAATTAAGGTACTATAGTTTCCTTTATAGGCATTACTATAGGGTTATCCTCTTTAGGAGCATTAACAAATGCTTTACATCTAACCTGCCCATTATCTGTAAATATCCAGCTACCATCAGGAGGAATCCCAGTATCATCTGCAGTTTCATTAAAGCTATTACATGCAAAGTAAGTACCTGGTACTGTAATACTAAATGAGCAATTCCATCCAGATACGATATTATCAAATCTCTCAGTGAATGGCTCTAAAGTAAAATCCTTATCATCACTTTGTCCAAAAATACCCTCATTCTGTTGTACTCCTAACATTAAACCATGTTTATACTGAGCTATAATATCTATTAATATCTGCATAGTATCACTTAATACTTGCTGCTCATTATCTGGATAATAATTTAGTTTGCTTGCTAATATAGAGCCATCATCCTCACTATTAATTGTTAAATCCATAGCTAATATATTAAACTCAAAAGTAATTTGCTTAACTCCTGCAGTTACATTACCTGGTACTATATGTACTAAAGGATATACAGAGTTAGCAGAAATATCTACCTCATCTACAGTACCAGAGCTAACATTATTAACCATCCCATGGGTAATAGCTACACATTTTAAAGCATCTATTACGTTATTATAACTAGCATTTATATTTTTATCCATTTTATATTATATTAAACCTCATTTAATTCTACATCCTTAGTATAAGATAGCCAGTTTAAAGCGCTATTTACTGGCTGCATAGTTACCTCCTCCATTCTTAATAAATCTCCATTAGCCATCCTATGTATAAGGCAGTACCATCCGTATTTACTTCCTATACTCTCTCCTTTTTCTTTATCGTTTGCATAGTGTTCTGGCTCTTTCTTTGGTTCTTCAAAGATAAGCGCATATGCTCTATGCGTTTCCTCCCTATATCGCAAAAAAAAACCAGAGCGCCATAAATAGTATCTATACTTAACCTCTCATTAAATAGCTCTCTCCTATCTCTTATATCTTTTAAAGTATAAGTATCTATAGTATATTTATTATCCTTCCTAGTATTTACTGGCCTATATAATACTGCAAATATCTTACTCATATTATTCCAGCTATCCTGCAGATAATTATCCAAATCCACAAATTCAGCTAAAGTAAAATCATCAAAATCTGGTATAAATCCGTATTCAATACCATCTATCTCTACTACTCTACTTAACTCATTATTAGGATTAGTACTAATTAGCTCTCCTAACTGATTATAAGCCTCTCTAAGCTGCTTTATTGGTACTTTAGTTAGTAGGCTCTCATCTATACCTACTAACGCTTTTAGGCTCTTAATCATTAACTCTATCTCACTTATACCATCCTTTTCTATAGATAACATTAATTGAGTATATTGGCTTAAACTTACCTCGTCCCAGCTTGTAGGTAGTTTAAACTCTGTAACCTTATCATCTATTTTTAGCTTTACTATTCTCATTTATTATAAATATAAATTACTATTATTTAATATTTAGCGTACTGAGTACTTACCAGTACTTACTCCCAGCTCATAATAGCAGCGCATCATTAAAGCATCAGAGTAATCTGGAGAGCGCCCTATTAAATCCTTTATCTTATCCTTACTTAGTATAGATAGCTTACCATCCTTATCTATATTAATCCTCCTTATCTGCTCTAGCTCTTGGATTAAAGCCTCTTTAATTTTAATGCTATTAGTACTAACTCCTATCTGGCCTCTATTTATTAAATCAGCTAGCTTATAACTGCATTGAGCTTTTAGGTTTTGGTAATTCTCTCCCTTTAATGGCCTGCTATTATTTACAAATCCTCTGCATCTGAGTATATCTTTAGCTCCTCCTCCTACACCATCCTCATCTACTAGTATATTACTTAGCTTAATTCCCTCTCTTTGCTGCATCTCTCTAATCTTATTAGCAACATCTACCATACTACTCATATCCATACTTACTATATCTATTATCTGCAGCCCATTCCATAAATATATTACAGTCTTATCCTTACCAAAACGAGCTATATCTGCAGTTATATACTTATCTCCAGTAGGTACTACATTACTAAAGATATTAACTATAGCATCATACTCTATAAGAGCATCTTTACTATCATCATACTCCCAATCTCCTCTGAGTAATCTGGCCTTACTTATCTCATCTAGCTTATTTAACTGCTGAGTATAATGCTTACTAATATGCTTATTATCTGTAACTAGAGCCTGGATAAATTGCTTATGCTTAGGTAATATTCCCTCTCTACTCTCTTTATATATATTATATACCCATCCTTTAGCTGGATTACATGACATATATAATTTAGGTATTAGGCCATACTCATCTAGCTTATATCTTAATCTACTACTTAGTATATTCTTAGCCTTTTCTGTTATCTGGTTAGCCTCATCTATGCAGGCAAATGTTAGCTCTAAACTTCCTAAGCTATCAAAATTAGCATCAGATGGATATAAAAATAAATCCTTTAGGATAATACTACTGCCATTATAAAAGGTTATAACATTACTCTGAGCGTTATAAGTATAATGCTCTCCTGCTTTAATATTCCATTGGCTGCATACATCCCAGAATGTAAGTAATGTAGTCTTTTTAAGAGCATCTAATTTACTCCTACCTATTAAGCCTCTTACTCCAGGATACTTTAAGCAGTTTATAATAGCATAAGCACATAGTAAATAACTCTTACCTCCTCCAGCAGCACCTCCATAAAGTAGCTCAGTAGTAGTATCATCTAGCATATACTTAAAGGCCTGCTTTTGCTTATTAGTTAAATCTGGATTTATATCTATCATCTCCTCTTACGAATTATTAAGCAGAATACTAATAATAATAATGCTAGTATATTAGCAGTTAGGAGTTTCATCTAGGTTAATATTAATATTAATCTTATCTCCTTTGCTGGTTATATCAGTTTCCTGGCGCTCTATGTAGCCTCTGCTCTTAGCTCTAGTCTTTAAATAGAATAGTATAGCTACTACATTACCAGAGCCTATTAACTTCTGTAGCTCACTCTCAGCATCATCTATTAAGGCCTCAGTAATATCCTCTACAGTTACTTTAAAATCCTCATGCTTTTCCATCCAGTTATAATAGGTGCGCCTATTGATATGCATAGCTCTGCATGCTCCTGCTACATTACCAGCCTGCTTAGTTAGTATCCCTATAAATCTATCTCTATCTTTTTTAGTATATGCCATCTCTTTTTATATATGTATAATTAGTACCTTTTTATATAAATATAAACTCTATGCTATTTAGTTAATTACATCTTTATAGCTAGGCCATATTACTACTATATTTTTACTCATAATTTATTACCCTCAGTATTTAATCCTCCTTTATTCTTATTCTCCTCCTCAATAGCCTTTTTTAAATCATCATACTTACCAGCCTTAATATCCTTGTCTATTTTACGCTTAATTTTACGCTTAGTAGCTCTATCTAATTTAGGCTTATTACCATAAACCTCCTTAGCTTTATTATTCATAGTAGTTAGTTTTAGCGTATGGCCTCCTAGCATGCTTAATCTCATGGTATCTACCATTATCAGTAGTAGCTATACGCTTAAATCCGAATTGCATATAATAGCCTAAATCCTCTGTAATTATCTCAGGTATCT